TCTCACACCGCATATCGTGGCGTGAAGTTTGAGTGCAAGCATGGCGTTGCTGACGAAGTACATGGTACATTCTGCTATCGCGGACACACATATCAGAAGTGATATGGAACACTATGTCTATCATTATGATGACATGGATAAAGGTAGCAGACCTCCCAGTTGTTATCAACTCAAATATAGAGGAGTAACATACTGGTCCTGCTATCGGATACACTTGCATGAATACTTTGAGGGACTACTTAAAGTAGAACCAAGTAACAGGAGGGCATAGACGCCCTCCTTTTTTTATGCTATAATTGTGACATCTGTAACCTACCTATGGATAGAGAAAAACTGAAACTCATCGTCAAGAACCTCAAGTCTTTGACAAATGCATTGGAGAGCGAAGTATACTCTGATGTTGATGCTTACAAATCAGATGTAGGCAACCCCAACTTTGGATTTTATCAAGGACGTGATGACGATGACGGATATGCAGACTGATTGGCGTTACTCGGAAGAAAGACTTAAGCTTCGTGCTGAATGTTTGAAAATTTTGATGAAAAAGTTTGGTCACCAAATGGATGGTGTTGTTCCTAGGTATCCCACTCAGTCTATATACGAATGCGCTCATGACTGGGTAAGTCAGGGGCATAACATTACTTCAGGAATTGTTGCCTATTATCAAGCGTACTATGACCCGACTAAAAGACCAAATTCGTTTAGCGAAGAAAGCACTAAAGGAAGCAAAGAAGAACCCTAACTTGTACACAGAAGGAGAACTGCAGTACATGGCAGTTCAACTGGTTCGTGCTAAAATACAACTGAAAGAAAAACAACTACGACGTAAACAGGAGAAAGGATTTAGTAATGAATTCAGTGAAATTGGTGACGGTAACTCCAGAAGCAGAGAAGACGATGGGGTACGTGGCGAGGGTGAGCAACCCGAACAACCAGGACAACCCTAAGGTTGCTGGTCTGCTAGCATATTGCATCAAACATAACCACTGGTCTGTGTTTGAGCAGGCACACATGACCCTAGAGATTGAGACCACTCGTGGTATCGCAGCTCAAATTTTGAGGCACCGTTCGTTCACCTTCCAAGAGTTTTCTCAGCGGTATGCTGACAGTTCTATGTTGGCAGATGAGATCCCTCTGTTTGATCTTCGTTCCCAAGATCATAAGAACCGCCAGAACTCTATCGATGATGTTGATCCTTTCTTGAAGCAAGAACTTGAGATCACCATCAAGCGACACTTCCAGAGTGCCATGGACATCTACAAGCACATGCTTGAAATGGGAATTGCAAAAGAGTGTGCTCGTTTTGTGCTTCCCCTAGCAGTTCCCACCAGGATTTACATGACGGGATCAGTTCGTTCATGGATCCACTACATCGAATTGCGTTCCGCTAATGGTACGCAGAAAGAACACATGGACATCGCACTAGATGCTAAGCGTGTGTTCGCAGAACAGTTCCCTATTTGTGCAGAGGCACTTGAATGGTTATGAAAACACTTACACTAGAAGACTATCAAAAAGCTGGAGAAACTTTTTGGCCTAAGTATTGGTATGTTGCCAAAGAACTTGGGGAGGATGCCAAACCTGAGCAAGTCCTCAAAGTTATGGAAGCGATTGGGGGAGTTGCACTTAAAGTTGCACTCACGGATAAACTACCACCGTTTGGATTCAATAAGGAGAAAAAAGATGCCGACGTATCCAGTTAAAAACTTAAAGACTGGCGAGACTAAAGAGATGACCATGACGGTCGCTGAATATGTTGCCTGGAAAGAAGAGAACCCTGACTGGGATAAAGACTGGTCTCAGGGTTGTGCTAGTTCTGGAGAGACTGGTGATTGGCGCGACAAGATGGGTAAATCTCATCCTGGTTGGGCAGACATCATGAAGAACAAAATCGTCCCTCAAGCAGCACTAGGAAACAATCGTAGTATCACACAAAAATATCGTTATTGATTATGCCAGCAAGAAAGAAGACTAACCGCGCACCTGGAGAAGGTATGAGTGCTAAGCAACGCAAGCGTCGCAAGCCCATCAGCGAAGACTACATGCTCCCCATTGAACCACTGACTGACAATCAGAAGGTGATGTTTGATGCCTGGGATGAAGGCAAGATGATCTATGCCTATGGTGTAGCAGGTACAGGTAAGACATTCGTCGCACTGTACAAAGCACTGAAGGATGTACTCAATGAGTACACACCATATGAAAAGATTTATATCGTCCGTTCTCTAGTTGCTACTAGGGAGATTGGTTTCCTTCCTGGCGACCATGAAGATAAGTCTTCTCTCTATCAGATCCCATACAAGAACATGGTTCAGTCCATGTTTGAGATGCCAGATGATAACTCATACGAAATGCTGTATGATAATCTGAAGCAACAGGAAACTGTATCGTTCTGGTCTACTAGTTTCATCCGTGGTACTACTCTTGATAACTCTATCGTTATCATTGATGAGTGCCAGAACTTGAACTTCCACGAACTGGATAGTATCATCACTCGTGTTGGACAAGACAGTAAGATTGTATTCTGTGGTGATGCAGCACAGACTGACTTGCAAAAGATCAGTGAGCGTACTGGCATCATTGACTTCCAACGCATCCTCCAGAACATGCCTGAGTTTGCTCTGGTTGAGTTCGGTATCGAAGATATCGTTCGTTCTGGTCTTGTTAAGTCTTACCTCATCAACAAAATTAATCTGGGTCTATGAAGTTGTTTAATCATGTAGGTGAGATTGAACCTATTGAAATGTCTGCTGAGATGGTGGATGGCAAACGCATGTACCTGACACCAGAAGGTTTCAAGTTTCCGTCTGTCACCACCGTGATTAGTAACAACAAAGAAAAGATGGCGGGCATTGCTAGGTGGCGTGCTCGCGTTGGTGAGGAAGCAGCAAATGCTAAGTCCGCACGTGCAACTGGACGAGGCACAAAGTATCACTCTATTGCTGAGGATTACTTTAATAATAACCTGGACCTGAAAAAGTATAGTAAGTTCCCGCTTCCTGTTCTAATGTTCCATCACAGTCGCTCTGTTTTGGACCGCATAAATAATATTTACTTACAGGAAGCGGCGCTTTATTCCAAACATTTAGAGTTGGCAGGGCGCGTAGATTGTATTGCTGAGTTCGATGGAGTGCTGTCTATCATTGACTTTAAGACAGCAGCAGAACCCAAGCGTGAGAAATATCTTTACGACTACTTCGTTCAGGAAACTGCATACGCATGTATGCTTCAGGAAAATTACGGGTTGAGTGTTAAGCAACTCGTAACAATCGTTGCTTGTGAGAACGGAGAAACTCAAGTGGTGGTCCACCCACCTAAGAAAGAATTCTTTATGAAACTAATGAGTTACATCGACGAATACCAAGAACGATATGGACAAAAAACAATTATTAGAGGATAAATTTATGACCGCTGCGAAGTTTTCGCAGGAAGTGGAGAAGATTGCATTGCACAATCCCGACATGAATTATATTGATTCGGTAATCCACTACTGTGAGTTGAACGAAATTGAACTAGATAGTGTTAATAAATTAATCAGCAAACCATTGAAAGAAAAGCTGCGCCACGAAGCACAGCAACTTAACTTCATGAAAAAGACCAGTCGTGCAAAGTTGATGCTAGTATGAGTTTCTTCCATTCTGATATCATTAAAGGTGACATCCAAGAGATGTTAGAACTACAGCAGTTCTGTTTCAGATCTGCTATGAATTTCATCCTCCTAGAAAAGGAAAGGAAGATGGAATACTTTGAAGCTCTTGAGAAATTGATCGAGAAGCAGCAAATTTTCTACGCTCGTGCTAAACTGAGCGATGACCCTGAGGCAAAGTCTGTTGTTGAGACTATGAAGCAGGGTGTTATCATGCTAGGTGCTACACCTGACACTAGTATTGAAAGTATGTTCAAAGAACTCCTTGACAGAGTTCAAATGATGAAGGACAAACTTGAAAGTGGCACAGGGGGTTGACGCCCGACCCTGTGCCTGTTATTATGTCTAAGTGATAGGGCATCACACAAACCAAATCCAAACTAATCCGAGGTAATCCGAATGTCATTCGCAGATCTGAAGCGTAAATCCCAGAACAATTTTGACTTCCTGCAGAAGGAACTTGAAAAGTCATCCAGCGGTAAGAAC